GGCGTTTTTGCTCCACCCAGTCGGATCCAGCAGTGCCGTATCTTTTGGCCGATCCACCTGAACACGGACAACCGTGCCGTTAGTGTGTTTCAGGTAGGGCGCGGCAACATCTCCGCCGACAAAACCCACCTCAATACAAGAGCTGCCATTTACCTTGTATTGCACAGCGGCAGCAACGAACGCACCGTTGACAATGTAGCTGCCAGCGTAGCCCGGTGACTGCGTAGATACGGTGGTGTTGCTGGTGATTGCGGGTACAGACAAAGCAGCTGGAACACCCAGTGCTCCACCTGGGGTGTAGGTCATTAGCGGCCCGAGGCTAGCATTGTCGGCATTGACTGATCCAAAGACGAAACCGCCTGTATTGCCGCTTCCCTTGTTGCAAATAAATTGCATCGTGCCACTGGCATCAGCCCCCCATCCAATGAAACCACCACTACCGTTGTAGCCACGAGCCTCAGCGTTAAAGGACGCTCCCGAGAACTTTGGATTGTAAGCGCCGCCAGTTGTCGGCATTTTTGCAGCTAACGCATTCATCACTGTTGTCGCAAAGTTTGGGTCATTCCCCAACGAGGCTGCCAGCTCAACAAGCGTGTCGAGCGCCGCAGGCGCGGTGCCCACCCAAGCGGCAATCGCCTGCTGGATTGCGGTACCCGTCTCTGTCTTCGTAAATACGTCAGAAAGGGCATAGCCGTTGCGGGTAGTCGGTTTGCCCGAAATCTTGTCCCAAGCGCTCGCAAGCTCCTGCAACGCCTTCACGGCCTTCAATACCTGCCCATCATCAGCGGGTGCCAAAGTCTGACCAGACCCCACCACCAGATTAACCAGCTCCCGCTGTATGGCATTCAACCAATCCACAGTAATCATGGTTGCGTCAACGCCAGAACCGGGCTGGCCTTTGGTGAATTCGCCCGCACCGTTCGCAGTCGCGGTGCTACTGCTGATTTTCTGCATCAGTTATCTCCGTAGCCGAATAGCAAAATGGACTCGGCCGGTTTCAACTGGCTAAGTCGGCATTCAAGTAATTTGTTGCCCCAGGACGCCACCGGATCGCCTGCGGCGGTTAGCCCGGCTAGTGCGTAGGTGACAGTTACAGCGGGGGCGTTAACGCGCCAGGTGAAGTCCCAGTCGCCGCCATAGACGCGGTCGCCCGCACGGGAAATGCCTGCACGGGCATGGTGAAACGTCGTGATGGTGATGTCGTAGCCGAGAGCCTTCGCCAGGGCGATGTAAAAGGGCTTGCTCTGGCCTCCACGTGCTTGCAGTTTGCTAACAACTGCCTGAACGCGCTGCCTGATGGATTGCGACACGCCTATAAGGCATGGATCGGGTAGTGCCAACACCCGTTCCCAGTCGGCCAGACCCACACCGGAGTCGGCAAAGATCGCGCTATAAACCGCTTCTGCCTGAGTATCAGATTGGGTCAGCGCGTTGGCCTCGGCCTCAAGGGTGGCAGACAACAACGGCGCATTACCGTCGTAAGAGATAGGAGGCAGGAGCATCCGCAACTGATCGGCGAGCTGGGTCATTTCAACAGGCCCAACACAATGGCTCCGGGGCGAATCCAGCCAATCAGATTTGGATCATCTGATGCCAGTACGTTACCTGCCGGGGTAGTAAGGGCCCGATCAACCACACCCGCCAAGTTGCCGATCATCGTCTCTATTTGGGAGCGTTTGAGCGTTTCACGGGGCTTCAAAGCACCCAGCAGTGCGTTATAACCGGATTGGGCGGCGACCTGAACATCTGCCAGGGTGTAACCCTCGGCAAGTTCAACCAGAGCCGCAGAATTGACTCTCCGCTCCGTTGGGGGATATGCCCATACATCAGCGAAGACTGAACACACGCTAGTTACGTGGTCCAAACACCGCGCAATGACCTCGGCTGACGGGCTGCCAGTACTGCCGGTGAGAACCAGGTCGATGGAATTGCCACTGCGGCGCTTGGGAATCACCAACACGTCCGCCACGCCATCGACCTCTTTAGCCCAACGCTTGAAGTCGGCCAGATTGCCTCCTGCCGGTGGTGACTGGATGACATCAAGCAACCGGGCGAGTAACGATTCCGGGCTCTCCTGATCCTCTCCCCCGGTGGTTGCACCAACAAAGCTAGCGTTAGCGTCCATGCCGAGCGGTGGACTGGTGAGGACCAGGTCGCCTGTCAGCCCCTTGAGCGATGAGCCTACGGTGTGGGCCTTGACCAGGACTGTAGTCGTGCCGTCGGTGCCAAGTTTCGCGCTAACCAGGCTGTCGAACTGCTCGCCAGTCACACGGTGAGTCAGGGTAGAGCCTTGCAGCAGTTCAACCGACGCAGTGCCTTTCAGGGCCACCACGCCAGTTACCGCAACAGGGGCTTTGCGCTGAACACCGCGAATGCCAGCGGCGTGCACCAGCTCTTCTACGTCTGCGGTGTCCGGGAAGATCTGCCGATAAAGCCAGGCCAGTTTCTGATAGAGGCCTTCGACAGTGGCTGCAACAGCCGCAGACCGGATGTAGTGGTCGCTGTCGATGCCGATGTCAGCTTCGTCATTGAGCGCTTTAATGTCCCGCAGAATACCTGCCAGGATGGTCTCAAGGTTTGGCGCGGAAAAGGCCATGTCAAATCACCCTTACAGGTTGGCGAAACACCTGCGGATTGCCGGTGGCGTCGATGATGTCGATTTGCAGCGTGAGCCAGCCGTTATGGGGCTGGGTGGCTGTAACGGTGATGGTCTTGGCGCGAAGATCCTTGAGCAGTGGCTTGAGGGCGTCCTCAGCGTATTGCTTGGCAAGGCGCCCCACACGGGGACGATCTTTTTCGCGACGAAGTTCGTGCAGGCGGGAGCCCAGAGTGGGATCTTTCCACCAGGTTCCGAGGGGAGTCATGAGGCGTAAATAAACGGCGTTTGCCAGCGTACTAATACGCTGGCCCGTCAAGTCGCCTGTAGTTGGGTTTATGCCTGCGTCCATAGTGATGCATGGTGCAGGCTCAAGCGGCGGGACTGTATTTCAGGGGGGTTTAAGGTTTGACCAATTACCGCATTACCCAATTACTCTTTTGGGTTAATAATGAGCGTTTGATAGAAGTCTTTCTTATCGCAGCAGTGAGCAATATCAGACAGGTCGCCAATTTTTAAGGTTCTTGCATCATCACCCGAAGTTCCATTATAGACGTAAACCCTATACTCCTTCTGGTGGCTAAAACCGTTTGCCTTTCGCATGATAGCCTCATCCCCTTCAAAGGTGCCGTTGAAAGTGTCAGGGTCAAAATACTCCACTAGACCACGGCCCACATGGTTACCTAGCTGAGATTCTGCCGTAAGAGCCTGATCTATACGCTTAATAAGATCTTTTGCTGGGACAATTACGCAGTATTCACCTAGGTCGCCCTTCTCAACGTCCAACATCATGTACGATCTTAGATCCTCGAATGTTTCAAAGCTTAAGTCGTCGTCTCCGTAAATCGCTGACATGCAGTAGACATGGTAATCATTGTGGCGATTGAGCCCAATCCTGATTGGACCTGCAAAATCCTTTATTACGTGCTCCTCTCCAGTATCATTATTTTTTATGGTAAATGTGACACCTTCGGGCTGATACCACGCTGAAGTCCCTTCATGCGCATCTCCGATATTGCAGACGCCGTGCTCTTCATAAGCCTTGAAGAACCTCAACCGATTCATATAAAAATCGCCACGCAAGAAAGCGTCACGATGGATTTCCTTTTTAAAAAAGCGAACTAAAGCAATAATTTTTTTCGACATGGGCAGCCTACGGTTTTGAGTACAACATTCCAGACAATCGACGCAATGAGAGAAATATCAGAAACTTACTGCCTTTGCGATGGCTTTGCGCCACCTCCATGATCATGCTCATTGTAGATATCCCTGTCGCCTTGCATCGACCGCGTATGGTCTTCAATCTCGCCATCAGCCTTGATACCGCGCTCAACATGCAGATCGCCAGACATCTCAACCAAAGGCGTCTCAAACCGCACCCTGTTCTTGACCTTAAACAGCAGCTCATCAGTCACGACCTCGATGACCCGGCCGCGCTTCATATGCACGTAGTCGCCCTCATCGGTGTACAGCGAAACCTCACCGTCCTTGAGCTGGAGACGATAGCGGCCATCCTCACTGGCAACCACGACGCAATGATTGCTGCTACCACCCACGGGGATAACCAGGTAGTCGGCTCCGGCCATAGGCGCCGAGCTGAATCCATAATGCTGGAACAACTCAGCCGAAACGGACTCACCCGCTAGGCCCTGCATCTCCACACCAATCAAAGGCCCATGAGCGTTGCTGACTGCCGTAGCGCGGAACGCCTGGCGAATCTTGCTGGTTACCCGCAACACCTGGTCACGCACCAGTTGCGCCATCACACTCATTAGAGCCCCTTGATCATCTGAATAAAGGCCGCGTCCGGGTTGGATTTGCCCTTGTGTTTCTTCAACTTGTTGCCGTCCAACACCCACATTTTGTCTTCACGCAATCGCAGCTCAGTAATAGCCCCTTCGCCTCGGGCCAGGCGCAAGGTACGAGACATCAAGAAGTAGGTGTCATTCAGCCCATGCGGCTCACTGCGAACGATGACACGCTGGCCTGGGGTCCAGACCTGCCCGTTATCGGCCCGATGCCCTTTAACCACGGCGCGGATCTCGAAACCCTCCAGACGACTGTCGGCCAATAGCTTACGAGCGCGGGTGGTTGCCATGTCCTGGTTCTCGCTGGAGCTGTCGACTATCACCTTGGGGCGGAAGATCCCACGACGGGCCAAGGTCTCATCCTGGACTTGTGAACGGAGATGGGAGCGCTTGGTATCCAGCCCATCATTGGCGTACTGCCCATGCTGGCCCAGAACCGTGATTTGGCTGTACCTGTTTGCAATAGAGCGACGCACGCTTAAACGATCTACATTGTTACCCACACCATCCTCCCGCATCACCAACACCCCCACTGGCGGCGTGGTGTAGTCTGGCCCGCCGATGATCAACCGGCCATCTGGCTCCACCCACGGCCAGAGTCCGTTGGCCTCGGCGACCTGGAGCAATGCCTCCCAGGCTGTTTGCCCTGGCTCAATCTGAACACGTCGGCGGGTTTTAGCCTGGTCAGCGCGGATCTCGACTTTGTATGCACCTAGTGGCTTAACTACCTGGTCAAGGATCTGTGCCAGAGACGCCTCACGCATTGATACGAAAGGCGACGAACAGTCCACGAGAGGCGCTGCCAGGTCACGGCCGTTGATGCGCATGGAGATACCTCGGCGCGAAATATCGTGTTCAAACTCATCGACTTGGCCTGTCAGTACCCGGTCGCCATCCAGCGTCAGCGAGCAAGGTGCGCCCTCCTTAATCACCTCCGGTAAGCGGATGGCGTTCTTAGTGTGCAGCTCAAGTTCAAAGGCATCAGCCGGGGTCAGCAGGTCCGACTCAATCGACCAGCCGTCCCAGGTGTCGTGTACCAGGCCACCAATAGCCAGCCGGATAGACGGAACGGGATCATTCAGCGTAAGCACGCAACACCCTCCCAGCAGGAATGTTATGAGGCGTTTTAAGGTCAGGGTTCAGCCGGATTAACTCGATTGCGCGTTCATGGTCGCCATACCAACGGTGAGCCAGTAGTCGCATGCTGGCTGGTGATTCAACCTCCCGCTCAATCATCGGCGGGCTTAGCAGAATGACTTGGCGGGCGCGGGCCTGAATAAGCGCGGCGGTGTTGCGTAGTGCTTCGATCACCGGCCGGGACGTTTCCACATCAAACAAGCGGCGATGCAACAAGATCGCACCCTGCACCAACGAGCGCACCAGGTTAACCAGGCCCTCCAATTCAACCGGGCTCAAGGTGGGATTTTTGCTTTCGTCTTCGATCACGATAGCAACCGCTTGGGCGTGAGCTGCGGCCAGTTCCGTGATGACCAGGACGACCAGGGCAAACCCACTGGCCTCGACGGGATCATCTGGCATGCGGTCGGGCAACAAGCTGGCATCGGGTGCAACACCCTGACGGGCGCTGATCAAGAACGCGTTAGCCGCACGCGCTGGGTCGGTGGTCAAGGTATCGCCGCCCGGCATGGTTGCCGGTACGCCAGAACGAGACAGCAGCGCGGCCGACGTGCTGGGTGTGTTGTCCTGGATGGAGCTGCGGATCTGCGTCGGCGTGCGGAACAGGTCGACCAGGGGATCGAACGCGGCCGATGGATTCTTCGCCATGGAGATGACGCCAGACACTACACCGAGGATCTGCGAGCGCAGTTGCTGCACTCGCAGGAAGATCCCCGGCAAGCCCAGTGCCTTTTCCATCAGCCCCACCCAGCCGCCACCAATCCACGATTGAATCTCGCTGACCAGGGAGTCGATACGGCCGAACAGGTCAAAGATTCCGTCCTGCCAGCGATAAGCGTCTTCTTGCTCCAGGATGCCGGTATCAACGAACTCAAACTGCCGAGCAAAAAACGGCAGGTCGGGAGTATCCTCGACAAAAGTTAGGCTGACCTGGGCGGCGTCGGGGCTGTCGGCGACATGCTTCACTTCGACACTTTGCGAGACAACGCTCAGGCTGCCATAGATCGGGTGAACCAACTCACCAGGGCCGCGCTGGCTGAGCGCGGCCAGCAGGTTCTGTAGCTCGATCTCGTAGTTAACGCCGTAGACGATAACCTGCATGGGAAAGCGGCGAGCGCCCCGCCCCAAATCGACCACGCTATCGCCATCTTTAAAGGGCGTGCCATGTTCGGACAACGCCCGTTGCCATTGCAGGCTTTCGTCTACGACTTGAAGCGGCACCCCTCGAAAGGATGCGTCCAGTAGAGTTTCTGCCCAACTCATCGGCCGCGCCTCATTTGGATGTCAGTTCGTCGCTCGACCTCGGCCTGGATCAGGTTGGAGTCCATACGCAACTCAATGACCAGGGGCTGATCAAGCAGACGTTGCAAACGGGCAGCGGCCGCTGGCGTTTCGGCGCCTGCGGAAACGGCACGATTGGCAATACCTGCGGCCCACTGATTGGCGCCGTCGATAGGCAACCCTGCGGCCGTCATACCGGTTTGCTGGTGCGCCAGTCGCTGGGCCTGGGACGACAACCAGTCCGAACTCTGACTGGGGTTCTGTCCGGCTAGATCTAGGCGATTACGGTAGAACGCCGCCTGATAAGTGCGCTCCCCATCGTTCAAAAGCTTGCTTCGCATGGCGGCCTCTAACCGACCTGCATCTGTACCTGTCGTACTTGCGCCACTGATTTGTGTGGCAGTAGCCCCAACAGCGACAGGCCCCAGCCAGGGAGCAATGAAGCCACCAGGCTTCCCCTTGCCCGCGGTTGTACCGCTGCTGGGCAAATCAGGCACCACGCCACCAAGCGGCGCACCGGCCGGCCAGTTGGTAACGAATACTGATGTAACACCCGTGGCCTCTTCCAACACCTTACCCACGGCGATGTTTTTCAGAGTCTCAGGACCTCCCATAAACTTGTTGAGCAACGCTCCTGCGCCCGCTTTGGCACCGCGCCCGGCGTAGTAGCCACCAACACCCAGCGCAGCGCCACCTGCCAGCATTTGCTCGCCGGATAGATTCAGGTCATCGAGCAGGTAGCTACCCATTTCGGCGAACCCTTTGTTCAAGGGCGTTGCCATACGATCAATTGCCTGGCCGAGGGTTGCTTTCATCCTGGCGGCCGTCCCGCTGGCACTCTCAGTATTCTCTTTGAGGTCTCGGCCGATTACTGCGTCAGATCCTCCGATATCCTTAGTTTGCTCACGCATGGTGTCCAGTCGATCCCCGGACAACATGATGCGCATACCACGCACGGTGTCCTGGTCCATCCCCTTGAACACCACCCCCATGAACTTGGCGCGCTGCTCATCGGTTTTCATCTTCTCGTACTTGCCTTTCAGATCCCCGAACACGTCCTGCGGGTTGCGGGAACTGCCGTCCCTATTGAAGAACGTCACGCCACTGGTTTTGGTGACCTGGTCCCGATACTGCTTGGTACTGAACACTCGCAACGTTGACTCGGCCAAAGTGCCGAGGCGGTCTGGCTGCATCTCAACCGTGGAGAGGGTTTCCGTGAATGCCAACGCTTGCGCCATGGACATGCCAGCGGCCGCAGCGGCACCACCAATCTTAGGAAAGAGGTCGGCAAGGTTTTCAAGCTCAGCGTTACCGAGTCGTCCGGCCACCGTCATTTTTTGGAGCAGATCCAGTGCCGCACCTTCCTTGTTCAGGTCGATGTTGAACGCACTTGCACCCGCAACCACCGCCTTGCCCAACACTGCGGAGTCGGCCCCTGTGACTGATGTCGACTGGCCGATAGCGTCGGCGGTTTTCTTCGCTGCGTCGTACTTCACACCCGAGGCGATCAAAGTATTGAAGCCACTGTCTACGTCTTCGCGGTTGACACCATAGGCCTTCGCGATCCGCCACCCCTCGTCACGCCACTCATCCTTTTGATCGGGTGTCATATCGGCGGTTTGTTTAGTGCGGATCAGTTGACGGTCCAAGCGAGCGTTACCGGTCAAACCGGATACAACGCCGATACCGAGCCCCAGCCCGGCAAGCTGCCCTTGGGCGCTGCTACCCAGGCCTTTGATTCGGTCGAATTCCTGGCGGACACCGGTCGCAATAGTCTTAAGCACGCGAAGATTGCGGCCGCCGTTCTGTGCCAGGCGCCGGAACGCAGACTCAGTCCTTTCAACGCTTTGGCGCAGCGGCTGCACGCCCTGCCTATCCGCGCTGGCAAGTTCGGTTTTAGCGTCGCGGGCCGCTTTGCGAGCAGCGTTAGCCATCACCTTTAACTCTTCGGCAGTCTTGCTGACCACCAACCGAGTTTCACCACCCGCTTTGGCAGTTTCCCGCATGGCACTGCGAATGGTCTTGTAACTGCTGGCACCGGCCTGGCCGACCTTAGTGATTGCCGAGCTGGCTTTCCAGCTCTCATCAGCCAGGGACTTAGCGCCGTCCTTACCAGCCTTGCGAAGGTCGCCGGTAAGCTGGGCGATCTCACGTCGACTGTTGCCCGCATGGGCCTGAAAACGTAGTGCGACGCGCAGGTCGGAACTCATGGGGTACTCCCGAAAGGCTTAGAGGTGCAAGAAAGGCCCATAAATGAGCCTCGCGTTACTTGGGTTTTGGGAGAGGCGTCCGCTTACGCTTTGCGACATAGCGCGGGGTAGTGGTCTTGCCGACAATGAGGTCGATACGTGCGTCGATCTCAGGCTTGGTCATCCGCCTGATTTCCTCTAGGCGGTAACCGCGCTGGACAAGCCCGTGTTCGATTCGTCGCCAGTCGGCAAGGCCGCGTTCTGCGGCGCGAGCTTTTTTTCCAGTTCCTCATCAGCGTCCGCGATGACGCCCAGATCACTCTCCGTGAGGGATGCCCGCAGAAGGCCTGTCGTCAGCGCCGCTTCCGGAATGTCTCCAAGAGAGAGCAACTGGCGGCGGTAGACCTCAACCGTGACCAGTTGAAGCGGACCATTCGGATGTTCCTCCTGGGCGGAAATAAGGTCACCAGTCACAGGAACGCGCAGGGTGAATGTCTTGTGGAATACTCCGGCGTAATAAACCCCCACATTCAACTCACGCGTGATGGTCAGGCCTTTCCATTGCTTTAGCTGTTGCTCGGTCATTGCCCTTACTCCGTGTAGTAGTTCAAGGCGGCAATGGTCAGATCGCGGGTTGCCTCACCCTCCACCTGGTATTTACTGCCCATCTCCATCAACGAGCAGCCGGTCCAGGTCTGACGTTTGCTGCCGCCGTCCTGGGGATAGATGGTGAGCTTGGCGTCCAGCAGGGCGCGCCAATCGGGCTCGCCGGATTTCGGAATAGGCACGGAAATTTTAAGTTCGTGCTCTTCAATACCCTTTACGGTCCCGGTAGGCCGACCGGTGCGGTTCATCGTCTTGACGATCTTGCGACCAGTCTTGAGGCTCGGCTCTACGCTCGCGACCTCGTAGTCGGTGCCGTTGATCTCCAGGACGATCTGCCCTACGTAGCTATCAGACATCTCAAATCACCTCTTACAGGAGCATGTCAATACGACCGGCGAACACGTGCAGGCCGTTAACGATATCGACGGGAATGGAAGCGTTGAGTCGGTTCGCGTCTTGGAGCGAACGTTCAACCACCAGCCCGTCCGCATTGGCATCGACGTTTTCGACGATCTCCAGTTCTTCCAGCTTTTTTAGTACATCCAGCAACTCACCACGGACAGCCGGGGGCGTTTTGCTGGAGAGTTTGGAGCGGGGAAAACGCAAGCGGATGCGGTCGCGGCAAGCTGTACGCACGTAGTACAAAGTACGAATGCTGGTCAGATCCAACAGCGACACGTCAGTCGCACCCGCCGCTGACTTGGTATATGTCGTCACTGCCCGGACGATCTGGACGACGTCACCCGCACCGACTTCCAATGGGGTTACACCGTTAGCCAGGGCCGTCTCTTGCTCGACACGACCAAGGCGCTTAGCCATAGGCGGCACTTTGAGGCCTGTCAGAATCAACGTATTCAGTGGCCGCGCCGGGTCTTCCTCAGAGGCGATCACCGCAGCGTAGGCCGCAGCGACCTGACGGGCAGTCGATGGAGTACCAGGCAACGACGCCAGACTGATTGCGCCGTTGTTCAAGGACGCAGCCAGGGTAGTAGCAGCGGACAGGCTGGCGGTATTGGCTGCCACTCCGATGATGCCTTGCTGCTCCATCGAATTGGTCCAGGTCTCAATATGCGTACGCAACGCAGTAAGGGCTGTCTGGCTGTACCAGGCAGGAACCAGAATCGTGAAGCCACCCATGGCCGTGGCGTCCAGCGCCGCCTTGATATCGGGCTCAGCATCGCCCTCAACAGTAACGCCCACCGCAGAAATAGAAGCGTACCGGTAGGCCCCGATAAAGGCGGCGGCCATTTCTTCGGCCACGGTGCCACCGAACAAATCTCCGGCCTCCGGCGAACTGTAGAACGGTGTTGGGATATTGGCCTCAACCGTCGCGCCCTTGCCAAGCGGAACGATCAGGCACACGTTTTGTTTGTTGGTCGGCAGGTTCCGTACAGCCAGGCGAAGGTTGAACTCCATGTAAACGCCAGGCTTACGAATGGACGCCGGGATCGTGTCGAATTCAATCATGCTCATTCAGCGGACTCCTTTGCGACTTGTTTGGCACTGCCGCGCGATTGCTTCGCGGGCACCAGAAGTTCTTCCGCAGCCAGACGGCGTCGGTAGTAAGAGGTATCCGGCACGTCGACTGCCTCTTCCCCCTCGATGTATTGGAATGGATCTTCTTCCATAGGCACCCGATGACCAGGTGCGGCGATTACGCGCATTACACGTCCCTCAATTCGATACGGTCTGTTACCACCGGCTCGGGGTTGCCCGATGGCGTGTGGTACTCCAGGGACATGCCCAGGAAGTCCGGCAGATCCTCTTTCGGCTTCTCCCAATCCAGCTCAATCACGAACGACTGGCCCAGGACTGAAAGGTGGTCATTGGAAAACTTGCCGGTAACCAGGTTGGAAAGCTCAGTTGGTTTGATAGCTGCGCGTCCCTCCCAGGGCTGCCAGTCGACGAGTTTGTGCATGCAGGCCTGCCACAGGTCATAGCTGCCGATGTCATTGGGACCACTGCCACGCCGGGTCTCCCGTTCACCACGCGGATGGCGGGTGACGATGATCAAGCGAAAAGTGATTGGTACCGTGTACCGGTCTTGGCTGCGCCGCGTAAACGTTGCCTTAGGGACCGTCAGCAGTACCGCAGGACAACGCTTGAGCAAATTCGATAACAGGTCCGGGTCGCTCAGCTCGCCGCCGTAGCTTTCAACCTTGAGGTTTCGAAGCTTGGCGGCCAGCTCTTTCAAGCGGGCCTCAATCAAGTCCTCCAGTTCACCCAACATCACAAGGCCCTCAGCGTGCGACGATCCATCAACCGAGGCTGACTTACGATCTGCATACCAGACCGACCAGCCTCGGCCGCACCACGCTCCTTGTCCTCCTGGGCCAGAGTTTCCAGACGCTTTAAGACATCCTTGTAAAGTACCCTCACGGTCGACTCTTCTTTGCCCGCGTCGTCGTACAGGTGATACCGGGCAATCTCGGCTAGGTCGGCCGTCACCCATTCCGGTGCGTCCTCTCCGGCCGGGCGAAAGCGCAGGTAAAACGAAACCTCACTGCGCGCCCGAGTCACTGCGTCGGCGATCCTTGCCAGCGCCATGACTGCAATCGCCACGTCTTCGGCGTCCCAGCCGTCAAGGGGCTCACCTGCAGCCGCCGCTGTCAGCAACTCCGGCTCAATGAGCCGCTTGTTGTCAGGAACGGAAACTTGCGTTATGTCCCTGGCACCGAAGCGGATCAGGAGCTGGCTGGCAGACGGAAGCGACAGGTTCACTTGGCGGCGTCCTTCGGCTTGGCTACGCGGACCTTTTCAGGCTTTGCATCCACCGGAGCACTCTTCGCCTCTGGCTCGCTCGCATCGTCCTGGACGGGCTCAATGGTGCTGACAACTGGAGCACCCACTACCTCACCCGCTTGACCGGTCAATGGCCCAGCGACATCGTCGTCGGCGTCGACCAGCACGGAGGCTGCACTTGCAATTCCAAGCACGTCGCCGACCAGCACTGGCTCTGGGGTGATGACCAATGGATCAACCACAGTCGCAATGACTGTTTGAGACGCTTGCGACTCGGTAACTGGAGCGGCGTCGGGCGCTTGCGGAAGCGCAACTTGCGAGAGGTCTTCATTGGGCTCGTCCTGTACCTGGTCGAATTCATCCTCTTCATAGGCACAGATCAATTGAGGCTCCTTAGCCAGAGCCTTCAGTTGTTCTTCCGTGAAGAAGTCGTCCGCGTACTTGGTCGGCTTGCCAGGGTGCGCGATACCGCAACGACGGAATCCGTCGCGCTTTGCCTCGATAATAATGGTCATACCGCCCCCTTAGCCCAGCCAGCTCGGCGACAGAACCTCGGCGGTGCCCGCCCACTCGTTGCCGTTGTCGGCGTCTTTAACCAGGATCTTGCGGGCTGCGCCTTCCAACTGGGATGGAACGACCAGCAGGCCTGGATTCACACCGAGGGGGCGATCGCCGTCTGCATGGAAATTCTTCATAGCTGCCCGAGCGGCGCCGTAGTTTTCCGCCGTCAGTGGCGCTTTCGAGCAGAAGGCGAACTGCCAGAAACCAAACCCGACGTTGGCGCGGGCATCGACGCCATAGCGGTATTCGTCGCGCATGAACACCTGTTCGTCATCCATGCTGGTCATAGCTTTCAGTGCGTAGTCACGACGTTTCTGAAAGATGATCGGCTTGATTGCGCGGCTGACATCGAGCAGATACCAGGCAGGGCCTTCACCAGCCTGATAGTTGCTGACAGAGACCGCCGTACCAGTGCCGTCGGTATTTGGGTAGACCGGGTGGTCCACGTCAAAGAAGTTCTGGCCGTCGTAGCAGAGAGAGACGAGCCCCTGTTTCAGCAGACCAAAAACCAGTTCGTCAGGGTGCGCCGTAGATGCTCGGCCCATTTCCTGAAACAGTGGCTTGTAGACACCGATCTCGTCGTCTTCGATGGCGTCTCGCGGAACCCCGACCGAGGACTCAAACTTCTTGTTAGCGATTGAATAGCTGTGCGCTGCCATGTTCTTGAGTACACGGTCGCCGATCCACTCACGGAAAGTCGGGAACTGGCCCAGCCAACCATAGGTGTTACTGGCCGAAGACGATGGCACCAGAGTTGCGATGCGCTGCCAGTCAGTAGGGGTTGCGGCCTGGGCATTTTGAAACTCTGACTTGAACGCTGTGAACAGCGCTTGCAAGGCGGCGGTAGTAATGATCATGAAACGCTTCCTATATAGAGGGGAGTTACGCCTTGCCCTTGATGAATTCCGATTCGCTCATGCCCAGCAGCGAAGCGACCTTTTGCTCTTCGGCATTGAGTGCGGTTTCGGTGCTATCGGTCTTACGCTTGCCCAGGTCCGTCGGATCGCCCACCGATGGCGCCGCCGCTACGAAGTCTTTCAGGCGCTTCAAACCCTCAGCGTCCTGACAGCTAGCGCGGTGGTACTCCAAAGTCGCTGGAACGATCTTCCCGGCCTGGGTGGCTGCGGTGAGAACGGCGTCCACTTCCTTGTCGTGGTCAGCTCTCTGGAGCTTGACCAGTGCTTGCTCCGCGTTGGTCGCTCGACCGCTCAAGGCGTCATAGTCGGCACGCGGAACGAACAGAGCCAAGTTCGGCTGTTCGGAGTTGGCCGCCTGGGCGGTCTTGAGTTTGTTGATAGCCGCAATGGCGTCTTCTTCAGTGGCGGTCTCGGGCAGGCCGAGCAGTGCCAAAAGCGCTGGTGAAAGTTTCACTGGCGTGGTCTCCGGGTCTTCTTGGTTGAGTGCTGTCAGGAGGAAATTCGGCTTGTTGGTCAGGCCCGCGCTGACCAGACGCGCAATGCGCATGGTCACGGCGTCGTAGTCGAATACGGGGGAGAGAAAGCGGTACTCGCGGTTGATGACCTGGAGCGAGGCGCGTGGAGTCCAGTCGACCTGGCCCCACAAGGCACCGTCGCGAATTTCCAATTGCTTGATCCAGCCACCGGCCGGGGCGTCTTCGCCTTTCGTTGCGCGGTGCTGGGTGGAGTGTTCCCAGTCAATCGGTAGCTCAATGGCCCGATCAGTGAAACTGGAAAGCACCAGGGCCTGGCCCTGTTCATCGAACAGCCACTGACGGCCGTCGCGACCGGTAACAGTCGGGCCAGCCGGAATCAGCTCGACCCACTCCGGCGCCTTGCCGTCAGAGACGGTTGCGGAGAGGTCGGTATTGAGTGCGAGAAGTGTCTTTTTCATGCCGCCAGTTTGGGCGGCCAGGATCAAGCGGAGAGTTTCAGGACGGCTTAAGGTTTTAGCCGTTGAAGAATGGGTGAACGGTGTATCGGGGGAGCCCATTCTATACGTATAGAATGAATTACTGCGCAGCCCCCATGCAGTTTTAGCCCTACGGCCAAATCTAACGCATCTCTAACGGTAGTTCGTCAGACTGCCCGCCATGGTTGTACCTGCAAGCCCCCTAAAACGCCGTCAGCGGGCTTTCTCTGAACTCGACCTACAGAGGTTCCGAAAGGTAGTCGGAGATGATGGCGAGGATCTCAGCGTCATCCTCAGACGACAGCCCCAAATATGGACGCGCAGGCATCACCGTGGAGTGCGCCCCGCGAGTCACCCACTGGGCAAAGTTGGATTTACTGCGCTTCACAAAGCGGTTGCCCACTGTGCCGTTCTTGACGCTGAAGTAAACCTGCTGGGATCGCGCCGCATGATCTACCTTGCCGCCGAGCTGGTGAATGGCGCCATAAGGCCTATCCGTACCGAACTCTAGTGTGTTGCCACTAACGTGGTGGCGGATGGTGTCCTGCAAGTCCCCGCCCTGACGTAGGATCTTGCTATTACCTTTTCTTGCGATGGTTGACGCAGCCAGCGGCGCCCAGGGCGAGCCGTCGGGGGCAACCTGCTGACGAAAGCGATTGTCGGTCGACTGGTGCAGGTACTCGGCGATGTCCAGAAGCGGGACGCTCAAGTCCTCCAGCCGGTCAGCCAACTCATTGAGGGCTGCACTTGCCCGGCCGTCGTCTAGTCCAACATTTAGCATTGCACCCGCCACTCTCACCTCCTACTATCCAGTTACCCCATTGAGTGAGCAGTCCCCGCCAGGACCTCCAGGCCTACACTCAGGGTTTAATCGCGTGTGGCGGCGCGCGGTTTCATCACTTCTTATCGATCTGCGGCCTGCGGTACAGCCGAACACCGATCCTCAGTTGTTCCAGGTAGTCAGGATCATTTGACTCCGGGGAAAACGTCGTCACTCCGTCCCACCCATCGTCACCTACTTCAAATACAGACAGCGCCGGTACTGGCTCGCCGTCGATCTGGTAGCGCGAGATATACCGACGCCGGACTACAGCCTTGTTCCTGGAATAGAGCCACTCCAGCCTTACCCATACCTCGTCCGGGTCTTTGATCGCATCAGCCAGCAGCAACAGTTCCCTTGCATGCCCGCGCTTCCTGATCTTTAAAGCGCCGGTTTTGGCATTGGTGAACAGCTCCCGGCCGATCACTACGGCATCGCCCGTCACGTCCTTGAACACTACAGGCGCGGCCTCAGTTGCACCGAACTCAGCCAGGAAGCGACCGGCATATTCGGAATCAGTCAGGCCAGTGGGCAGAAGCCGATTTGCTGGCATCTCGCGGGCTGCTGGCAGAGCACCAGGTGCGCGACGGTTTGGTAGGCCTGCGCCCTGTACGCTAGTGGCCCGCGCCCCTGGATCGGGTAGCGGATCATAAGCACGCAGCGGCGGCACGGCTGCATTTAGCCGTGACTGACCAGGTGCATAGTCAAAGCCGGGATCAATCCCTTTAGGCACACGGACAACACGCGGGCCATTGGGGCTGTTCACACCGATAGTGCGGTCCTCGTATTCCACAACAGGTGATGGCCCGACCGTCAGCCCCATGCGGTCAACGTCCCGTTGGCTCGCCATGAACTTCTTGCACTTGCAACCCCAACCATTTTGAGGCGAGTGGGTCGCCCACCAAGCATCATCCAACGGTAATGTTGTTCCATCCCAGGACAGATGCTCAGCTCTCGGGTGTGCGCTGTCGCCGTGCCGGTAGACGCCATATGGTCGACGTTTGCGTAACTCCGGGTCAGCCATCTGGGTTTCACGACCAGCGTTATAAGACTGGCGCAGATTGGTCTCATAGATCACGCGGGAGCGCCATCCGCGACCACCGTTGTATTGCCAGCCGTGCTTGCCGACGACCTGGTCAAAGTCTTTCCTGAACTGCTCCAGGGTCAGCCCCTGGCTGATCGCCTTCTCTACAGCACCGCGCATGTCGCTCAACAAATCACGTTTGGTGGCTCCCGCCACCACGAAAGCCCAGTCATGCTCTACGTTATAGATGTCGGTCCAGGCCCGAGTCGGGATATCTGTCTTGCCCCGGAAATAGTCGATTTGTTCCTGGAACGGCAGGGAGCCGTGGGATACCGCCATTACAATCCCCTCAGAATATCGACACGCCCCGCCAGGCTGGCCGCTGCCAGACCATCCGCCATAGCGTCGGCCATCTGGTTTGTATTCATTTCGGGATAGGTTTCGATCAGCCTATCCCGGAACTCTTCCAGGCTACCGACCGAGTCCAGCAGCTCTTTGAGACGGTCAACCATGTCATCCATGTACGGCCCGGTTGCGGTCTCCAGGACGTTAACCTGGTTATCTACAATATCCCGCACCCCGGCTGGCCTGGCCGACACCTGCTCCCGATTCGCAGCTCGGGCCAATGGTAGGTCTGCAACCGGTGAAGGTGCACCCAACAGCTCGGCTCCCTCGGCAGGCTCAGGGAGGTTGAGCTTGTCACGGATAACCGACTGCTCGACCTTCAACCCCAGTGGCACCAATTCCTTGAGCGCTTCGATGAGGATCTTGGTGTTTTCCGGCTGCGGGACATCAATGATCAAACGCGGGTACGGTCGACCAGGTGCAAAGTTCAGGTCACACCAGGGGCGCACAAAGTAGCGGTTCAGCGAATTAGATTCGGCCTTGGCGTCAGCTTGGAGTAAGTCGAGCCTTACCTCGTTGTGAATCGTTGCCTGCGCCTGGCTGGAGCCATCGTCCGTAGACATGGTCTGGCCCACCACTGCCTTACTGACCTGCTTGTCCCACCACTCGGCCAGGCCTTTGAAGAAGTCTCCGGCACCGGTTACGTTCGCTGCCTGGGTGAATTCGATACGCATACTGTCCGGGATCACAGCTGCGGCATCGCTGCCCAGGTTGGCGACTGCCGACATAAGAGTCGAGATATCTTCCTTACTGGCACCAGGCCCATAACGGCCCACGCGCATCGGCATACCGAAGATATCCGCGAAGCCCATCCAGTCTTTCCAGGTCCAAGCCTTGCACATATAGCCAACAGCGGCCAGACGGGCCAGACCACCCCGGATCGGCAACCCTGAACGGATACGCGGAAGGTGCAGAATAAACTTGCAGGGCGCCAAGGCGATGCCATTGACCGGATCTGCCTCATCAAGCAGCCGCAGTTCCCGGCCGGTGTCGCGGTCGAACTGGAAAAAGCGCTGGTCACGCGGTTCAAACCGCAGCGGGTTCCAGGTCTTGCCGCTACGGTCCCACATGATTTCCGAAACGGCATAGCCCTTGCCCATGCCATCGGTCAGGTCTGCTTGCAGCTCGCCAAACTCAGGGGCTCCCACAACTTCCTTGAGTTGGTCAGCTCGACGTACATCCTCGGGATCATCGCTCGCAGCCTCCACACGAATTTCTAAGCCAGAAACGGCAAGCTTACGGGTGCCCAGTACCGAGGCGTAATGCAGATCCCGTTCCTCCATTTCCTCTGCAAGGGTCAGATAGTCATGAGCCGAACCGTCCGCTGCGGCTTGCAGAATGCTTGCAAGACGACCAGGTGTCAGGCCATTGGCAACCGACTGGTGCCAAACCTGGCGAATGCTGGTGGTGCGAGCTGCGGCCAGCTCTTCTGTGAGTAGGTCGTACTGGATCGGGCGACCGTATTGGTCGACGATTTTGGATTGGGCCATTACCAAATGCCTTTTCTGGAGCGCCACCCGGCGCCAGTCTGGATCTCACGATCATGCTGGGACGCGGGCTGAACTCGGTGATATTCGATGATCTCTACTTCCTGGCGTGACGCATAGTCGGCCAGTGCCGCAGCAATACCGGCGTCGCCGTGGCGCTTCTTGGGTCCGGATTTTTCGCCTTTCTCGTTAGTGCGTTTTTCCGGAATACGGGCTACACCCTTAACCATCCGGAACGCACGCACATCGCTGACCACATCCTTGTCGGCCGGGATGTCGTAGAAGGTGTCGTCCTCCAGTGCCGCCTTGAAAAGCGGCATGTTGTCGCGATACCAACCCTCGGTAAGCATCACGCGCTCAATTCGGTTGAAACCGAACTCAATGGCGGTGGCTTCCGACAATTGCGAGCCGTTACCCCTGGCGTCATCAGCACCTTTGAGCAGGTTGGGCAAGCGCCGAAGGATGTAAAATTTGACTTGTTCCTGTTGTTTGAACGGGACATTACGCAGCTCCACCACAAAGGGCGTGCGCTTACGCAGGTTCTGTTCCTTGAGCAACGGCCAGATAACCGAAAGGTCGCCGGTACGCCCGAAGTCCATTCCGTAAAAGCTTTGAACGTCCAGCGGAATGGCTGAAAGCAGCGGGAGTAAATGTTCTTCGCACCACTCCAGTGACTCAGCCAGACGCAGGTGTTCCGAGATCGTTTCGTAGCCCTGCGGGTACTCCAGGCGCAGCACCGGCACGGCGCGGTTACTTCGCTGTTCGACCAGGGCCATACTAAGAAAAGCGCCACCGCCCTGAGATGGAACGCAATCAAGCTCTTCATCGGCGGCATCACCGTAGAAGTCGTACACGTCCTGCACCCACGCGACTTCTTCTTCGGGCTTGTACTCGATGCCCTTACGCAAACACACCCGCTTGTAAAGCCCATCGACGACGGCTTCACGGAATGAACAACGGAACAGCTTGCCCTTACGCTTGCCTGCCCGAATGTCATTGATCAGTTCATTAAACGCGTTCTCGGTGCCGTCGTGAGTGCTGATCACATGGACTTCCCCGCCCCAGATCAATAGCGCGAGCGCGGCTTTCAGCAGCTCGGCCAAGTCCTGGTGAAACGCCGCCTCATCAATCACGACCACGCCCTGACGCCCCCGAAGGTTGGACGGACGACTGGTCAGCGCAACGATGCGGTGCCCGCTGGGGAACACGATGGTGTATGTCTTGATGTACTTATCGGGGTCGCTATCCGGCCAGATGCCTTCTTCGATCTCTTCGGCCGCATAGTTGAAGGCCCGCGCCCACATGGCGCAGGCCTGGATGTACTCGACCGTCATGTCCTGGTTGTAGCCCAGGTAATAGACGGTCTGACCGCCCGCTGGTTTTTCGGCAGCGGCTACCAGGACGTTATCCGCTGCCTCGGCCCAGGTAAGGCCGATACGACGGGACTTCTCTCCGACCTTGAGCGGGGCACGGATGCCGATCCAGTCTTTCTGATAGTTGAGCAGAACGGCCGGAGCGCTCAAGGCATGGGTGCTGTCCAGGACAAGTGGCAGGCTCACGACGCCATCCCCAGGATCTCGCGGCGGATCTCGTCGACCGTTGCCTGATTCAAGCCGCCTTTCTTGGCGATTTTCTCAACGCGGGATGCTGCCGCCTCGGCCTTCTCACGGTATTCCGCCTGCCATTTCTTCTGGACGACAGACGCTTTGCCCAGCTCGGCCACGGCCTTTGCAACCTTCGGCAAGTCCATCTGATCGCCGCCGCTCATCAGCAGCTTGAACAGATGCTCCTGGACAAGGCGCATAAGCGCCTCGTTGACGGCGCCCTCATCATCAGGCGCCGCCTGGACAACGGCCTTAGCCTGCTCGGAAGCCATCTTGAGCGACGCCAGCTTGACCTCAAACTCAGAGCCATATCGATGCAGGGCGCTTTTACCGATGGAGTAGCCACGGCGATCCAACTCCGCCGCAAGCGCCTCATAGCCGGAAAAATTCGACTCCATGAGGGCATTATCAAGCCACTCCTTTACCTTGGCCGGAAGCGCGGCCACTTTGCTACGGGGCGGCATGGGTCACGACCAGTACTTTTCAGGGCGAGCAATACCTGGACGGCATTCGATGGTGTACTCGGCGATGTCTACGCCGTAGTGAGTCAAGCCACAGATCCAGGTGCCAGAAGGCGACTTGTTCAGTGTGACCAGGGAACGGTCGGCCAGGTAATCCAGTTCGCGGCGCAGCTCCAGTTGGGTGCCGTCGGGATAGATGCCCTGAATGGTGGAAAGCACGACGGCCTCATGTGGGTCCACCGGCCGGGAAGTGTTGAGGGTCAGAAGGATGTACCAGCGCAGAGATTCGCGCCGTACCTTGGCTGGGTCAGTGATCATTCACGCGCTCCTTTGAGCCGGACGTTTTCGAGACGCAAGGCCAAGGCATCGAGCTTGGCCTCAATTACTGTTTGGTTGCGCACGTAGTCTTCACGACGGACGTAGTGCAGCGGCATGTCACCCCGCAGGCGCTCAAGGCCAAGTTCAACCTGGCGTAGTCGCTCGGAGTCTTTGGCAACCGCCGCAAAGCGGTCATCCAGTCGGCTTTCCATTTGAGCCAGCAGAACCTTGACCATGCCCGCGAACATCGCGAGCAAGGTCACGGCCGTTCCGACCAACTGCCACACCGGCATTTCGATAGTCGTCATTTACGGTTCTTCTCTTCGTGAACAGACTTGCAGTCCACACACAAAACAACGCCGGGCAGTGCGAGCCGTCGGGCTTCTGGGATCTGTGTGCCGCAGTCCTCACAGTGGGTGGCGGATACGCCAACCGGCTGGCGGGCCTGTGCCAAATGAGCCGCTATTGCAGCCTCTCGGGTCGCTTCCTCTACAACAGATGCGCGATCAAATACGTCCATGGGTGTACCACTCGATAAGGCTTTTAAGCTGCACGCGGCAGGAGGCGTATCCCTCGCTGTTGCGCACGTGGTTTTTGAGGATGTCCGCCTGGGTTACTCCAGAGTCGAGCTGGTCAGCGGCTCCGGTGGGGCCGAAAGGATCAGCAGACCGGCCGGGGGATTGGCCGGTGGCAGGCACAACGGCGGCGGGGTTGAGGGCTTGGTTCCACACGCGGACAAAGCCAGCAGTGAACACACCAGCAGGACGCGCTTCGGGTTCAGCCTTGAGGCTGCGGCGGTAAAGAGTCGTGACACGGTCTATCTCCCCCTGGAGTTTGTCGGTAGTGCGGCGGTAGGTGGCCTTAGTTTCAGCAAGCTCAGCTTCAATCTTCTGTCCTCTGGCCCATTCAACCTGGCGTTCGGCGAAGGCCTTATGCGCTGCTTCAACAGCAGCCTCAGCCATGCGCTGCTTTTCCTGGGCATGCTGTTGCGCCTGCTCTGCAACGTCGGCCCTTCCATCAGCCCGGCCACGAGCCAAGCCTTCGTCATATCCGTCCTGGTGGTTGAGGTGCAGGCCAATAACGACTGCCGCAATCACTGCGAGATACCAAACAAACGGGCTGACCAGGTTGAACAAATTTTTCATTGGCACACCCCTTGTCCCCAGCCAGCGGCCACATACAAAGCCTCCCAACGACGGAGAATGAGCTGCGGGTATTGGCGGTTTTCCTTGAAGGCTGCGGCCGAGCGGCCATCATTGAACCGCTCGACTGATCCGAACCAGGTCAGCGGATCGGCGCCCTTTGCCGATGCCAACTTACGGTCGCGGATAACCCAACCCAGCCCGCCGTTATAGGAGGACAGGATCAGCGCCCCTTGCTCACAGGCGTTGTGTGCCTGGATACGGCTCGCCAGCCAGCGGTCATAGCTGACCAGGGCCTGCATGGACCAGATAGGGTTAAAGGGCTCGACCTTGCCGAGGGCCTTTGGAAAAAGTTGGGCCAACCAGGTTGCGGTCGAGGGCATCACTTGGCCCAAGCCTTGCGCACCAACCGGCGATTTGGCATCGAACCGCCAGCGGCTTTCCTGGTGGATCTGCGCGGCGAAGGTTGCTACCGGAGCATCAAGGCCCCAATCCGCCTGCGCGATACGGATCAGGTCTCGGCGATAGCGCTCGGCCTGGTCGGGGATCTCGGCTTTCGCTGGCGTGCTGTAGGCCGCAATAGCCGCCAACCCCAGAGCAACAGCTCCCATATATAGAAGAACACGTGAGCGCATAGTCAGAGCCCCAATGTCAGGCCGAGGATGCAGGCCAACACGACCAGGGCGCGCCGGATACCAGCCATGGGCTGGTCATAACGGCGAACCTTGTTCGGCCTGGCGTAGGGGAACAGCGCCCGGTCGATCCAGTAACCGAGTACACCGCCCAGCGTGACCAGGCCGCACTTGTACAGAACAACCGGGAGTTTGGTGGGCGCGACGATTGCCAGGCACGCCATGATTGCAATGGTGATCAAGGTCCAGTCGGTCATACGTGGCGCACGGGGGCGCCAACGGAAAAGAGCCATCAACGAGCTTCCTTCATTGGTTTGAGTACGGAGCGGATTTCCGCCATCGAGCGCGCAGCAACAACGGGATTGCCCCGGACTGGCGCTTGGTCTTGGTAGGTGCCAAATACTGGCGTTGTAGTGAGGTGCCTTGGGCGCAGCTTTTCCTTCTGTCGCACGAACTCGGCGACACGTCGCTCGTGGCTTGCGACAAGCAACTCAACGCTTGCACGCCACTCCGGCGGGCATTTGTCCAAAAGCGCACGCACCTCGTCATCGAAAGGCGCGTCAATGACGAGCTGGGCGTATTGCCTGGATGATCGAGGTGCGGAAGCCATGGGCGAACCCTGCCGGAGTGGATGTCCGATCTAGATTCGCCTGCGCGGGTGTGCTGCTGTGTTTCTTAAGCACACAAGAAAAAGCCCCGCAGTAGGCGAGGCTTTGAGAGATGGGTAGTACGTTACGAACGCCTGATGATCTTCATCAGTTCTATATCGCTTTCGGATGTTCCGGCCTTGCGCTGCTCCGCTTCCCATTCCGCTTCGGACTGATCTTGGACAGATGTCGTCGATGGGTTGGCGATCTGCTCATCACACGCGGCGCTGTCTTGCTTCCAGTTGTCCCGCGAGTGCTTCAACTCGTCGCCCGTCAGCTTACCGGTATAGCACCCGCCGTTCATGAACAGAATATCGGTCAGCATCTGACGGCAGGCTGGGAACGCTGAATAGCCTGACTGCGCGTGAAGCCGTTGATTCGCAGCCCTCATGACGTCAGCCAATGAGGTCGTGTCGCGAGTCAAACAAGCATCGGTGTTTTTGGTCCAAAGGTCCTGGGCCATAGCCCGAGTAATCTTAGCCTGGCCCAGGTCATCCTTGAGAGCCGCATCGGTGGTTGTGTCCGTGTAAGCCGTTGACGCATACAAGGCCGATACCGCCAACACCGCTCTCAAAACCTTCATCTAATGGACAGTCCCTTCGCCGTAGCCAAACAAGTCAGGCTCGTTGCGTCGGTGCAAGGCCCTTTGGCGGGCGATAATCTCATAAATGGTTGGTGATGCAAGCTTGTACTTACGCACCAGCTCCGGCGCCTGGATGTTGCGTCCATGCCAATCCTGAAAGATTGCAGCGTCACGCATAGCCTTCTTGAGTGCATCACCACGGGGAAGGTAAACCACCGCGCCCCCCATCGTGTCGCATATCGCAAAAACCACTGAGCGTGCGATTTCAGGCACAACGTCCGGGGTGTCCTGAAGCCTGACCTTCAATTCAGCTTCGGCAATCTCCACCATTTCCTTGATCGTCCCCTCCCAACGACGCATGACCGTTGGGTTTTCCATATGGGCCAGCACCTTGAGCGGGTCCAGCTTGTCGGTGTCATCCTCAAACAATTGATCGTTGCTCATTGGGTTGGCCTCCCATTGCGCTTCGCATCGTAAGCCAGCGCAGAGACCAGGCTTCCCAGTTGCTTAGCGTCCAGCCAGTCGACACGTTCAACCTTGAACATCCGTTGCGCCATGCCGTCGGCGTACTCCCAAGGGCGGCTCGCCTCGGCCAAGAACGCATGAATTTTACCGACCAGCTTCTCCCGTCCTGGCGCAACATTTGGCACCTTGCGGCTTTTGGCTTTGGGCTTAGTCTTGGGCTCCCAGCCCAGCCGCTCAAACTCGGCCAGCACCGCCACCGCCTGCATTGGACCTATATCCTTTGCAGAGGTGACACCCGCGACACGCTTAAGCAACGCCCGGTAAGTTTCATCGTCAAGGCCCAGGTCTTTCTTGGCGATGTGGATCCTCGATAGCTGTAAATTACGTCGATTCATTTTCTCCTTTCTCCTTCACTTCCTCGGCAGCTCATCAGTACCCGGCTGCCACACCGGATAGACCGCCCAGTCGCCTGGGGCGGTTTCGCTCAGTGAAGCGCTAGTTGATCCTGACCATTGACCCCGTGATTCAAACGAACATCGCTCGCGGCCTGAATGCCGTGCATCGCATCGGTCAGAGACCGAACGCTTGTCCCTTTTCCTGTATTCCGGTCGCGTGCGCTGCCCTTCTCAGTTTCCGGGTGATGCTTGAGCATGTAGGCATTTGCAGCCGGGGACGGCTCATCGTTTCCGGCGAACTCCGTCACCCTGTTACGGACCTCCCAGACCCACGCACTGCAAAACACGTCCGCTCGCGTTGTCTTCGTTGCTGCCTTGCAGCGCTTGAGATGCTTGGTAATGAAGTCGCGCCGGGCTTGGCGTACCTGACGAAGAAGAATCGTCATCGTGTAGCCCGCGATCTCCGCAAGTTCACCGATAAAACGCCACTCCCCAAGCCCCGCCATGAACAACACGTTGCAGGCATAGGCCTTCATAACGGCCCCGGCGAGATTCGCCTCCCACTGAACGGGGGTGATTTTGGACCCGCTACGGGCCGCGCACTCCAGCACCTCAGAAAGCAAAACATCACCTTCCTCAATGCGGAATTTTTCCATCAAGGCACGTGCCTGGCGCATTGCCGCAGCCGCCTCATGAGGGTTCGCGCTACCGGCGAGCCTTAAACACTTTTTAATCTTTTCCAGGGCTTTTGCGTGGTCCATTGCGTCCTCGGCTGCTCATCAGTACCCGGCTACCGCGCCGAGCAGACCGCCCCGGTTTCCCGGAGCGGTTTCGCTTAGTGAATAGTTGGTTTCATACTGATTTTTTCACGCATTGCCTGGCAGACATCGCAGTCACAACCGACGTGCCGGGCAGCCGAACCAAATGGAATGCGGGCGATGAGTCGGCCACCATGAAGCATTGCCGTGGCGACCTGGCCCGCTCTGCTGGTGTTAAGCGGGTTTGGACTGTGTACGGAGATAGACACGCCATCGGCGCTGTCTTCGATAGTGATATGGATCTTGGTCATTTGGGCTGCTCTCGGAATAGGTGTAGGGCGGTAAGTGGTGTTTGAGGCACAGCCTCAAATCAATGCAGCGTCGTCGGCTTAGGTTCCGCGACAAAGATGCTCGCGATATCCAGAGGGATAGGCGCGTATTGATCCGAGTCTCCAATCCGCTCATACACCCGCAGATAGCTTTTAGATCCAACCACCTGGACCGCCTCACCGATGGCCTGCATCGCTCGTTGCCATCGCCCGTCCTGAATCTCCAGCCTGCGAAGGCCCAGCACACGGCCGGTGCTGATCTCGCCCGCTTTGTCCGTGCGAAATGCTTCGTTTACCAGGACGCGAACCTCACTACGTGCGTCTTGCGTCCATTCCGCTGCGCACTCATCAATCAACGCTCGCGCAGCCTGTAGCCGCTCATCGAACTTGATGGAGTCCTGAACGGCATGAATGATCTTGAAGCGACCATCGAACGTCAGCAGCGTGACATTCCCCTTCTTACCCCCGATGGCGGCGCCGTATTGCTCGGCCGACATTTCCACGAATGCTTTGATGTCGCCGAATGCGGACGCTTTGAATTCGCCCAACAGTACGGAAACTGCCTGGGCCTTTTTAACAAGTTCAGTGACCAACTCGTCGCGAGCCAGGTCGATGGGCTTGATCAGTTCCACCGGGACCAAATGGCCCTTGGCGTCTTTGCGATATCCTTCTTGAATGACCATTCTTTACTGCTCCATATTCGTGTCTAGTTTGGTGTTGCGGTGCTTAAGGGCGTCGATGATCTCGCTGATCCGCATACGGCCGTTTGCACGTTGTTGGTCTGTAAGGGCCGGTTTAGGTGGTGCCTGGAGGCTTGGCCTACCCGGTATTGCTCTAATCAATGTTGCCGGTGCGGGCCATCGTTCACAGCTTGCAAACAAAGCTTCAAACGCAGACCGAATCCGCACCGCGTCTGTTTTCTCGTCCCATCGCTGGGCCTTTCTTAAGGCCACCATCCAAACGTCCAGGGTGTGAGTAACAGCGTCAGCAGCGGGCGCCCCATCCAGGCGCAAAGCAACCAACCCCATCAGCCCAGCGATAACCTCACGCTGTAGCCAGTCGTCAACCATTCAACCGCCCCTGCAACGCTTGCAGCGCATAGGTGGTCTGGCTAGGACGGATCATGGCGGCGGGCTTGGCCTCAGTCGTTACAGGCAACAGCGCGCTTGAAGTGCTTTCGCCTTGCCACTGGCTCATCACCTGATACAACCAGCCGTGCCCTTTAAGCGGCGTAGCCAAGCGGCCCGAGTCACGAGCCCCGAGCGTTTGCTCAATGGCCCAGACCCAGCAAGCGGCCGGAGCGTTGAACGCAACGCCATTGCGCTCAATGCGCTGTGCCTGGATGTCCGGCAACACTTCGGTAAGTAGCTTGCCAACCCGATCCATGGTCAGTTCCCGCGTCTCCGGACGGAACAGACCCACATAGCGAATCAAGGCGTTCCCCAGAGGACCGGAAAGCTTGAAGGCAACCCCCAGTGCATCGCGAGCGCCGTCGTGGGCAATCAACGCGTCGAGGCTGATCGTGGTTCCGCAGTTAGGGCATCGAGTACGCATCAATGCAGCTCCCGCTTTTGATCAGTCTTCTCAAGTTCTTCCGCACGGATACGAGCGAACTTGTAAGTTTCAGAAAACCCGACGCATTTCTCACCCTGGTAGAGCCGAATAAGACTCCGGCCAGAGATGTAGATCTGAACAACGGGCACTTGTGGTTGAACAATCTCAGTGGACAGTTGCATTTCCGGCACCTGCGCAGTTGGGGTTGTTGGGGCAGTGTTGGCAAGCGCGCCAATGCTGCATTGCATGGGGTTTGTGCGTAGGGGCTGGTTTATCGCGGTGACTTTGGCACTGCTCAATGGTGATGACTTCACCTATCGCAATGCAGTCAATGCGACCCAGAGAGTTGAGGACACGACGCTCAACACCAGCGGTGCTGGGGCTGCTGTATTTGTTCACCAGGATCAAACTAACGGCGGTGCGACTAATGCCAACACGCTCGGCCGCCCGGGTGCGGTTACTTACGCCAACTTCTGCCGCAAGTAACTTCACGAACAAAGGCGGTTCAGTGCCCCATGCGGAAAGATCAATCTGATTCATTCTGCAAGCTCCAGATGGGCGCGTTGCAGCAAACTCCGGGTTGGGCCCTTCGACGCGGTTTCAACAAACTCCTTCACCAACTTACGCAGGCGAAGGTTTTCCTGTTGCACATCGTTGGCAGGCTCAGAAGCACGCGACACGCCACCGGTTGTTTCTTTGGCATAAACCACTTTGTCCGTATTGGCGTCGAAGACCTGGACAGATTGTGTCTGCTGGACAACTGGGTAGCGTGGGCCGGTGTTCATGCCTGGAGCGAATTCAAATGTTTGAGCGCGTTTTGAATCATGGTCACTTGCAATCAAGTAACCAGCCTTAACCAGTGAATTGAAATAGTTAACTGCATAGGCCTGGGTGACCCGTACACCGTTAACACTTGCCATATCAGCGGCTTCCGCTGCTGTGATTTTTTTCAGGATGCGTAGGGAGCGCCACAGGTTCTCTAGGCCAAGCCCATGGATGGAGCGCTGACCATTCGAGCGCAGACGCGGGTGATCCGCGCCTTCGTCGCGCACAAGTCGCCATCGTTGGTCCTTAACGTCTCCGGCTGAATCAACCAGCTCGACAAGCCCTGCGCTCTTCATGGCTTGGACGTACACCCTCACCTGTGGCAGCGGTTGACCCGATGCTGTTGCGATCATGCGGAGGGTGAAGTCGCTCTGGTGTTCTCGGACGGCTTCCCACATATGCTGCTTTGGAACTTTGCCGCCCGCTGTACGCAGTTGAGTAGGCTTGCCCATTAGCGAACCCTCCGCGCTGGAGCCTCGCCAGTGAACCAACCACGGGTGCCCCACGCTTGAAGATCGACGCGATCCAGCATCATGGCCGACGCTTCGGACTGCACTTTGTAGAGATTCACCGCTGCACGCCGCAGGCAACCGCGAGTCGCTTGGTTCAAATCAACCAGCAGATCGTCGGCAAAAATAATTTTGGGATAGCTGGCCTTGGCCAGAGCTTTAAGATCATCCAGTGTTGCCGATTGAGCCGGAACCCACTCAAGGACACGGTTGTGCAGGCGTTCCAATTTGGCGAGCGATGCGGGGACACGCTCTTCGCCGATCAAAACGATGGTTCCTTGGCTGGCGTTGTAGATGTCGGTCAAGGCGTTGGCAACCGCCTTGTCCAACAGATATTGAACGTCATCCACAATCAGCGGACGCATTGACGTGGAGAGCTGGACCGCAATCTGGTCAACCATCTCCGACATGGTCCGGGCTGGAAAAATGGACATCTCGCGCAGGATTGCCAACAGGAACGCCTTCTTACTCCAGGCGTCCCGGCACTCTACGTAATAGGCACGGTGCTTATTGGCAGAAAAGGCAGCCGCAGCGCTTTTACCGAATCCGCTTGGTCCATACATTGCTACCAGGCCGGGCAATCCCACTGGGCGCGCTTGCGCTCGGCTGATGGCACCGGCAAGAAGGCCTACATTGGTTAATGGAACGATCTTGGTTACACTCATTGTGCTTTTACTCCTTTAAAACGGGCTGGCAGGCTCGTTTGCTGCTTTAGAACGCGGGTCTCACCCCGCGCGTTGAAACACTTCTTTCATCGCTTTGAAGTCCGGGTGGGAGGGATACAACTCCCACCACCTGGTTTCTTCTGCACTCAACACTTCCCCCGAACTCATACGCTCATCGAGCTTTATCCAAAGTCGGTAACGAGCTACGTCATCGCTAGGTATGTCGAATGCGGGTCTTTCCGCTTCCAGGGTTTGGGCAAACTCCTGGGCAAGATTCATCTGTTCATCGCTAAGGGTTGCCGAGGGAAGGAGCGTATGAGCGATCATTTCCACGCGATGGCCGGTCATCGTCTCCAGCTTGTCCATCGAGCGCTTGACCTGGCCCCGCTCACGCTTGGCTCTGCTCTTCTCCAACAGGCTCATCGGCATGTAGTCCGAGGCGTTGCCATCCAGCAGCGCTTCCCCGACCATTTCCCCGTCTAACGTGTATGCCCAGACACGTGCAGCATCTCTAACGTCGTAGGCCAACCGTATTTCTTGTCCGTGCAAGGACCTCAGGTCATCCATGAAATAGGTGTTGTTCATCCACTGGACTTCCCCGCGATGGGTCTTGCGAATGACTTGTGGCCGCATCAGCGATTCAACCAACGCAGGCGGCGCGACCACCGGCTCCCAGCCCTGGTCTATAGCGGACTGCCAGGCCTCATCCGGGGTCGGGTGACGTTGAAGTCCTGTCATCGGGTCTCTGAACTTCTGGAGTCCACGGTGAGGAGTGTTGTTGTAGCTTGTGACCTCTTCCTCAATCCCAGCCATGAACTGCTCAAAACTCGGCATCAATCGCGTTGTGCCCAGCTCTTTGAGCTGCTTGCGACCAAGCCTGTGAATCCTGGTCCCTACGTGCTTATCCATATCGGCGCCGATGTAGCTGATCAACTTCTTGGCCGCACGCACCCACACAGTCTTGTGCCCGCGCTCAGATACGCCACGCGCCTGGCTGTTGTAGGGGATTGAGTGCTGCATAGTCCCGCCGAGGCGGTCCACGACCTCACGCACCATGTCGTTATCGAAGCCAGAACCGTTATCAACGTAGAAAATGCTGAACATGCAACGACGAACAGCGTCACGCAGAGCATCCAAAACCCCGATAGCCGACTCGGCCTCACCCACGGAAACCCCGACGATACGACGCGTTGCCACGTCCATGACGGTGGTGATTTCCGGCCGGTAGGGTTTACCGGTAATGGGGTTAATGACCTCCGCGTCGAACTTGTGTCCGTCGGCTGTGTACACATCACCGGGGAACATGTTCTTAGTGGTGCGGCGCCTAAACGGCTGGAGCGACTTCAGCTCTTGAGGGCTCATGCGCCCGGCCTGTAGGGCCTCTGGCGACAGTTTTTTCAGAAAGCGCTGTACCGCGTGAATGCTTGGCAACTTACCGATGTAGTTGCGGGCAAACTCTGAATAGCTCGCTACAACACTCGGTTTAGTCGGACGCTGGTAGCACCGCAAGAAGTCCTTAGCCCAATCGGGAACGGTCAGATCTGGCCTTCTACGCAGCGGGGCAAGCCCAACTTCGCCGCCTTCACGATAGGCGGCGATCCAACGCTTGAGGGTCCGCTCCGAAAGTGCCCGACCACCGGTTTTCTTATGGTTCGCCAACTCAACCCGTTCCATCAGGTACGGGCTCAAGGCTTCGTCATGCGCCTGTTTAACCAAGATCTCGATTGCACGGCTTTGAGGGCCAACGATACTCATCCGCTCGATTTCACGGATAAAGCAGAGCCGGGCCACCATGACTTCCCGCTGTGCGTCAGTCAGCCGTGCAGACGAACGGACTTCCGGCTGGTCGCTTTTGACCGCAACGGCCTGCTCAGGGGTAGCGACTACCGCTGGCAGCGTTTCGGAAACTGACTTCGCGATCAGTGCGGCTTGAGTCTCGGCCGGGAGACAGGCGAATGGATATTCCACCGCTTTGCTTGCAGCACGTTTCCGGCATTCCCACTCAAGGCGCACAGCGAGCTTACGAATACCCGGCACCGAGCCTGGAAGCCCCGGAAGGCCTGCAAGTTCTTGAGATGTATACCAGTTACGCATCGGTCTCTTTCCGCTGGGTTTTACTGTGACCAACCGGACCTTTTTCGGTATGCTTTGGGGATACCGTATTGGACTCTGCACGATTAGGACGCTGGCGAATTGGCGAGCCATCTGCGTTCCAGCGCTCCGGCCAAAGTTGAACTGGCTGGAGCCCGAGAGCCTTGGCGATTTCCCGCTCCACGCTTGGATACGGGCGCTTCTTGGCGTTGCGTACAGCGCTGTCGCTAAGCCCTTGGTCTCTCGCCAGCTCGGCAAGATTGGTTCCGCGAACACGGAGTTGGAATTTGATCCACTCCCAGCGGCGTTCTAAATCAAGCGGTATGTCGAAGGTTTCCATTGCATAACCATCAGTCAGGGTGGTTTTTTTTGGCTTTCTAACGGCCGGTTCAGCACAATATATCCCGTATACGGGATCTGGTAAACCGAATGCGGGAGTTTTTATCCCCGTTTTCGGTATCCACATTGATCGTATTGAGAAAAGGCACGTGGAATCAGTGACTTACGCGGAAAAGAAACATCCACAGCTCGGCGAAAACGCGGTTTCTTTTCCGAATCCGGGAATAGAAACCCGAATAGCGACTGTGGCGGGCCTTTTCGAATCCCGAAAACAGGCTGCGGAAGCCGCTCAAGTCGGGCTGTCGTCACTTCATAGGTGGATCGCCGGGGAAGGCATGCCTGCCTTTAACTCACTGGCCCTTCTGGCGGCGGCTGTTGGGGTGTCTCTCGACTGGATCGCCTCGGGGCGCGGAGAGATGTATCCCGTGGAGGGCGCGCAGGCAGCACCCGACGGCCCTGGCACTTATGCCTATGTGCCGCTGTATGACGCTCGTATCAGCCAGGGCCATGGCGCCTGGAGCGACGGTGCACGCGTCCTGACGATGCTGGCCTTCACTAAGTACAGCCTCCATAAGAAAGGCTTGCAGGCGTCGCAGCTCGCCGCCGTGCGCGTTGACGGGGACTCAAACGAGCCATCTCTTAAAGATGGGGACACGGTGATGGTCGATCTGTCCCGGAACGTGATCCAGGGCGAGGCGTTCTATGTGATCCGCTTGGACGACCTGCTCTACGCCAAGCGGCTGCAACGCCAGCTCGACGGCGGCGTGTTGGTTATCAGCGCCAATACGGCCTATCCCGCTATCAATGTCCCGGCAGATCGCCTGGAGCGCTTGCAGGTCGTGGGACGGGTGGTATGGTCTGGCGGCTGGATGATCTAAAGCCCAGTGCCAAAAAGCCCGCTAAATGCGGGCTCTTTGTTGGTTCTGGTTGTTTTTCGACTTTGCGCCCCTTTTGGCACTAGTTATCCCTTCCTGGTTCGTTCAGAGCCCGTCTTTCCTGGCTTGCCCGTTTTCTTCCCTCTTCTTCCCACCAGTTTCCTTTAGTGCCATATCTCTCACCCCCTCACAGCAGCTCCCTGCGCAGGATCTTGCCCACTGGCGTCATCGGCAACGATTCGCGCAGCACAATATGCTTGGGCACCTTGTACCCCGTGAAGTTGGTCTTGCAGTACGCCTTCAGCTCCTCAAGGCTTACGCCCTCGGCACGTGCCACCACGAACAGCTTCACCGCCTCCCCCGTACGCTCGTCCGGAACACCGATCACCGCGCAGTTGGCCACCGCCGGGTGGGCCATCACCACGTCTTCGATTTCGTTGGGGTACACGTTGAAACCCGAAACGATGATCAAGTCCTTCTTGCGGTCGACAATGCGCACAAACCCGTCCTCGTCGATCACCGCAATATCGCCGGTCTTGAGCCAGCCCTCAGCGTCCAGCGTGTCGGCAGTGGCGGCCGGTTGCTGCCAATAACCCTTCATCACTTGCGGCCCCTTGATGCACAGTTCGCCACGTTCGCCCAAAGGCAACTCGACGCCGCTGTCATCGATGACCTTCATCGCCGTACCCGGCACCGGGATACCCACGGTGCCCAGCCGCGATTTATTGCCATAGGGGTTGGTGCTGGCCACCGGTGAGGTTTCAGTCAGGCCATAACCCTCGCCAATCGCACAGCCGGTGGTTTGCTGCCAACGTTCGGCGGTAGCCTTGATCAATGCGGTGCCGCCGGAGTTGGTGAGCTTGAGGTGGGAAAAGTCCAGGGTCTTGAAGTCGGGGTGGTCCATCAACGCCACAAACAACGTGTTCAGGCCGAGCAGCCCGGTGAACCGCCACTTTTTCAGCTCCTTGATAAAGCCGCCGATGTCCCGCGGGTTGGTGATCAGCACGTTGTGGTTACCGGACACCATCATGCACATGCAATTGGCCGTGAATGCATAGATGTGGTACAGCGGCAGCGGCGCAATCATCACCTCCTGCCCTTCCTTGATCAGCGGATGGCCGTCCTCGCCAGTCTGGGACATGCAGGCGCGCACCTGCTGCATGTTTGCCACCAGGTTGCCATGGGTCAGCATCGCGCCCTTGGCCAGGCCCGTGGTGCCGCCGGTGTATTGCAGCACGGCGATGTCGTCCAGGCTCACCGGGTGGCGGGTGATGCCCTGGCCCGCGCCCATGCGCAGTGCGCGCTTGAACGACACAGCCCGTGGCAGGTGGTAGGCCGGCACCATCTTCTTGACCTTGTCGACCACCGTGTTGATCAGCCAGCCCTTGGCGGCGGGCATGAAATCGCCCATCTTGGCTTCGATCAGGTAGTCGATCTCGGTGTCAGCGCACACCTCCTGCACCCGCGAACCGAACAGGTTCAGATAGACCAGAGCACGCACGCCGGCATCCTTGAACTGGTGGCGCATCTCGCGCGGGGTGTACAACGGGTTGGTGTTGACCACGATCAACCCGGCACGCAGGGCGCCGAACACGGCAATCGGGTAATGCAGCACGTTGGGCATCTGCACGGCGATACGGTCGCCGGGCTTGAGGTCGGTGTGCTGCTGCAGGTAGCCGGCAAATGCCGCGCTTTGGCGCTCAAGCTCGGCGTAAGTCAGGGTGATGCCCATGTTGCTGAACGCCGGACGGTCGGCAAAGGCCTTGCAGGAACGCTCGAAGACTTCAATCACCGACTTGTACGCCGTGAGGTCGATGTCATTGGGAACGCCCGCGGCGCGTTTGTCATTCCAGAAATCAGGTTGCATTATTCTTGTCCTCTTACCTGAATGTGTCCGGCCGCTTTTGGACTGTATAAAAAGCGGAGCTTTGGGGACGTTAGCAGCTATGGCCAAACAGGCAAATACAGGAAAGGGCGTCATTAATTGCGTGAATCTTCCTACACGGGCTTGCGCTGATCAGGCGCTTTCCCAGGGATGCGCTATACACTGCAACGACCCGGAGCAAAGGAATCGCCATGAACCACAGCACTTTCTGGCTGACCGCGAATGACCGCAGCCGCCTGTACGTCAATCAATGGATGCCAGAGGGCAAGGCCAAAGCCCTGGTGATGCTGTCCCATGGCATGGCCGAGCACAGCGGGCGCTATGGACGGCTGGCCGAAGCGTTGTGCAGCGCAGGCTACGGCTTGTATGCGCTGGACCAGCGAGGTCACGGCCGCACCGCAGACGAAGGCACCCTGGGCCTGTACGCCGAACAGGATGGCTGGAACAAGGTGGTGGGCGACCTGGCCAGTCTCAACCAGCACATCGCCCATCAACAGCCGGGGCTGCCGATCATTTTGCTGGGGCACAGCATGGGCAGCTATATCGCCCAGGCTTACCTGCTGCATCACAGCGCCAGCCTGAGTGGGGTGATTCTCAGTGGTTCGAATTTCCAGCCGGTGGCGCTGTACCGTGCCGCACGGGTCATCGCGCGTATCGAGCGGGCACGGCAGGGGCTGCGCGGGCGCAGTGCATTGATCGAGTTCCTGTCCTTCGGTTCATTCAACAAAGCGTTCAAGCCCAACCGCACCGCATTCGACTGGCTCAGCCGCGACCCGGTTGAAGTCGACAAGTACATCAACGATCCGCTGTGCGGCTTCCGTTGCACCAACCAGCTGTGGATCGACCTGCTGGGCGGTTTGCAGCAAATCAGCAAAGCGTCCAATCTCGTGCAGATCGACCCGGGCCTGCCTATCCTGGTGACCGGCGGCGAATGTGATCCGGTGAGTGAAGGCGAACGTCTCACCCGTCTGGCCAACGCCTTGCGCCAAGCCGGCTGTCAGCATGTGCAACTGACGATCTACCCGCAGGCGCGCCATGAAGTATTCAATGAAACCAACCGCGACGAAGTCACAGCGGATGTGCTGACGTGGCTCGACCAGGCCCTGACCTTGCGCAGGCCCACCCGCTGCGAATAATTCGTTTAAAATCAGCCCATTAATATTACCGATTAGCCACAGGATGCACCCTTAGATGACCCAGGTAACCAACACCCCGTACGAAGCCCTCGAAGTCGGCCAGACCGCCAGCTACAGCAAGTTGGTGGAAGAGCGCGATATCCAGTTGTTCGCCGCGATGTCCGGTGACCACAACCCGGTGCACCTGGATGCCGAGTACGCCAAGGCGACCATGTTCAAGGAGCGTATCGCCCACGGCATGTTCAGCGGTGCCCTGATCAGCGCG